GGAGTGGGTCAGGAGATACAGCTGCCGGAACAGGTGGTTGATTTCGAATCGGACGTTGAATTGACGGAGACACCTGACGGTGGAGCCGAGGTCAATTTCGATCCGAACGCCCCCGTTGATAAGTCACAAATTCCTTTCGACGGAAACCTCGCGGATTACGTCGATGAGTCAAAGTTAGGCAAATTCTCAAGTGATTTGCTTGCAGCATTCGAAGCGGACAGGGAGTCAAGGAAGGACTGGGAAGACACCTACGTCAAAGGCCTTGACATGCTCGGTTTCAAATATGAAAACCGAACCCAGCCCTTCGAAGGTGCGTCAGGGGTCGTACATCCTTTATTGGCTGAATCTGTAACGCAGTTTCAAGCCCAAGCATATAAGGAACTTCTCCCCCCAAGCGGCCCCGTACGTACCCAAGTCATCGGATTGCAGACTCCTGAAATAATGGAGCAGGCGAAACGAGTGCAGGAATTTATGAATTATCAAATCACGACGGTGATGAAGGAATTTGATCCAGAGATGGATCAGCTTCTTTTCTATCTGCCGTTGGCCGGCTCAGCGTTCAAGAAGGTCTATTATGACCCCATCTTGGCACGCGCCGTATCCAAGTTCGTAACGGGCGAGGATCTTATTATTAATTATATGGCAACGGACCTGGAATCTGCAGAACGTGTTACACACATAATAAAGATGAACAACAACGAGCTGCGTAAAATGCAGGTGAGCCAATTTTATCGCGACGTCGAGGTTCCGACAGGAACCGTCGATCCGTCGGAGGTCACCGAAAAGGTGAATACATTGGAGGGCGTGCAGAAGGAATACGCCTCCGATGATGACGAACATGAAATCCTGGAGATGCATGTCAACGCTGACGTGCCGGGATTCGAGAATGAAAACGGCATCAAGATGCCGTACATCATCACCATTGACAAGTTTTCACAAATCGTCCTGTCCATAAGAAGAAACTGGAAGGAAGATGACAAGGACGTTCACAAGACTTCTTATTTTGTACACTACAAGTTCCTCCCAGGACTGGGCTTTTACGGCTTCGGTCTCATACACATGCTGGGTGGGTTATCGCGAACAGCAACAAGTGTTTTGCGGCAGTTAATTGATGCTGGCACACTCGCGAACCTTCCAGCAGGCTTCAAGGCGCGTGGAATGCGAATACGCGACCATGACGAGCCATTGCAGCCGGGGGAATTCAGGGACGTGGACGTGACGGGAACTTCCATCAAGGAATCACTCCTTCCACTTCCTTACAAGGAGCCTTCACAGGTTCTATTCGCTTTACTGGGATTCGCGGTTGACGCGGGAAAATCATTCGCGGCGATCGCCGACATGAAGCTTGGTGAAGGTAATGAACAGAATCCGGTTGGAACCACGCTCGCTTTATTGGAGCGTGGAACTAAAGTCATGAGCGCGATTCACAAGCGCTGCCATTACGCGCAGAGGGGCGAGTTCGCTCTTCTCGCAAAGGTCTTCCAGCTGTATCTTCCACCGGAATATCCTTATCAGGTTGTAGGTGGGAATAGAATGATCAAGCAGTCGGACTTTGATGACCGTGTGGACATTCTTCCAATTTCCGATCCGAACATCTTTTCAATGGCGCAGCGAATCACGCTGGCGCAGCAGCAATTACAACTGGCGACAATGGCGCCGCAGCTTCACAATATACGCGAGGCGTATCGAAGAATGTATCAGGCGATGGGGGTTGACAACGTTGACGCCATACTTAAACCTGATCCGGAGCAGCCGGAACCAACGGGGCCGGCTACTGAGAATTCAATGGCGATGAAGGGAAAAGCCCCTAAGGCGTTTCCGTTCCAGGACCATTCAGCGCACATACAAGGACACTCTGAATTCATGTTCACGCGCATGGTGCAGATAAACCCACAGCTTTACTCAATACTGCAGTCGCACATATCAGAGCACATTGCCCTGATGGCGGGACAGCAGATTCAGGAACAATATAAACAACAGTTTCAACAGCTGCAGCAGGCGATGCAACAGGCGCAGCAGAATCCACAGGCGCAGCAGCAAGTGCAGCAGATGCAACAACAGATGGAACAGCTGACGAACGAGATGGCGGCGAAACAGGCGCAGCTCGAAGCTAAACTGACCGCGCAACTGTCACAGGATGAAGAGGCGCGAATGAGCAAGGAGCCTAAGGATCCACTCGTGAAACTGAAGCAGCAGGAAATTGACTTGCGGGCGGCTGAAGTTCAGGCTAAGATGCAGAAAGACATGATCATGGATTCAGAGAAGATGGATCTTGAACGTGACAAGCTTGAAACACAGGCAAGTATAGATATTATGAAAGTGGCGGCGGATGCTGACAAGCAGCAAAACGCTGAAGCAATGTCAATGATGAAGGAGAATATCATCACTGCGAGGGAGGCAATGAAGGACCAGTCAAATGAAAGAATCGCAAAAAACAAGGGAAATGGACAGGGCACTAATAAAAATAAGTGACAGCATGAAGAAAATTGAGGATCTCGTTCGAAGCGAGATCAAGACTCAGGAAGACTACATGCTCGTGTGCTCGTCACTCATGGCGGTTACGCGCAACATGTATGCTGACTCCTTGGGACCGCACGACACGGCAAGAATGTTCCAGGCGGTAGCCGACAGTTTCCACGCCGTTGAGGAATTCTTAGGTCAATTCAGGCCTGAAGAAAAACCAACCATACATTAGGAGATATCATGCCGTTCAAGTCAGAAAAACAAAGAAAGTACTTATGGGCGAAAGAGCCTCAGATCGCCGAGAAGTGGACGAAAGAGCATGGAAGCAAGATAGTTAAGAATAAAGGGGGCGTTGTAAGCCCCAAAGGAATGGGACTTCGGTCCAGATGGCTAAAGGAGGAAAAATAAATGCCAACAGTAGGAAGTAAAAAGTTTCCCTATACGTCTTCAGGCGTCAAACAGGCGCAGGATTTTGCCAAGAATACAGGGCAGAAACTGCAGATGACTAAAAAAGGGGGAAAGGTCAAGAAGCTTAAGAAAGGCGGAAAGACCAAGAGGAAACACCATGGAGGTCGAGTAAGTGGTGGGATGAAAGATAAACAATGTTAACAAGGAGGTAGAGATGAATTTACTAAAAGATCTTTGGGGACACTTAAAAGAATGGAATGAATGGAAATTGAAGGACTGGATAAAAGCCGGAATTTTAGTCATTATAATTCTTGTGGTCCTTAAAATCATAATTATTCCAGGTGCATAATGGCATCACGCGACGAAATAAAAACGCGAAATATTTATAATGAATCTCTGCGGCGTGCGCAGGAGGCGCAGCAACAAGGACGTGCTCCAGGTAAATATCTTAGAGAACAGATATTGGAACATGATTGGACTGATCCTTCCACGACGCCGTTCAGGGGTTCAGGTGCAGGTAATTTAAACCAATCAATAGACACCGGAAAAAACTACATAGGTGGTTTGTGGGGTGGTGCTCAGAGAGGCCTTGATGCCTTGACGCAAGGGGTTGCCATGGCCAATGAGAATGAGCGTTGGTTCAAGGGGAACGCCCCCAACGCGAGACGTTACGCCGGCGTTCCCATGAATGTTCGTGAATCGGTCCAGACGGGACGTGACAAGTCTTTCTACGACAAGTACACGAAACTGGCCAGACTGGCGCAGGACACCACGCAGAAACAGTATTACCTGGATCAGGCGGACACGGCTCGAAGAAACCTGCAGATTACAAAAAGAATTAATTATGGCCTAGGGCAAATGGATTTGGATGACACTCCTTTCAAGGGGTATGAATCCTATCATGATGGTTCGCGCTTCGACATCGACAGGTTCACGGAGGCTATGTCCGAGTACCTACCCGGAGGGGGTGACATCACGGAAGACCTGACGGATACAATCATTTCCCCTGACGAAATTGAAGATGAAATCGATGAAGTAAGTGATTTGGATTTAGTCGAACCATTTTTAGAAAATGCTCCAATTGATACTGCACATTTATACCCATATCATGGAAGAGGAGAATTATCCGAAGATTTTGATTATGGTCAATTCCCATCCGGTGTTGATGAAGTGGATGACTCTATCAAGGAACTTATTTATACTGACGGGACCCCAACAGGTTACGATATCAAGGGTGAAAAAATAATTGAAGAAACACCAACACTGACGATAGAAGAATTAAAAGAAAAATTAGATTCAGGTGAAATTGAAATAGAAACAGGAATTTTTGAAGACCTTATTCCATCACCTGTTATGCAAGAATCAAATATTATACAAGATGCTGTGGAAAAGAATCCATGGATTTTCAGAATAATGGGTAACGATTATAAATATATCAGAGGATGGTTATGGGATCTAGGAGTTCTTAACCCTAATTCTGACATGTATAAAAAAACAGATCAATTGGAACAGCCTAAATAATGTACCCAGGCAATCACACAGAGAGGAAAATATAATGTCGGATTACGTTGAATCTGGATGGGGTTTTTTGAATGATTCTCCAGGAAGTTCTTCAGGAAGTTCTACTG